GATCCAGCAGAGTTAATTGGAGCTATTACTGAATTTGCAGGAATTAATGTCATGTCATAAAAACTTGAAGATCCTCCTTGCGCCGCGGCTGTAATTTCATTCTGAACTGAGTTTGTGTCAAAATCATCATCTAATTCCGCGTTTTTACAATCACAATCACAACTAGTGCAATCAGGATATGCAATCATTGGTAGACCAATTCTTGGGAATCCTTTAACTTTAATCGCCGCAAGTACTGCAAATGCAGTAAATGCTGCGGCTAACGCTATTTTAAACGCCGCAATTGCAATCTGAGCAAAACCCCATAATATTAATCGTATTGTTTCCCCTAAGAATCCAGCATTAACAACAACACCAAGTCCAATACTTAGTATACCAAGTCCGGCGTTTATGGCCGCAGCTCCCGTTTGGAACGCTTGAAGTCCCGACACAACAGCGTCATAGGTTAAATAAATTCCCAATGCAATAAGAACATATTTTAATATAGGCCACATAAATGCGATTAAATGCGCAACAAATAAAAGTGTTAAGATTGGAAATGTTAATATGTTAATCAATATGTTGAATACGAAGAATATAAAATCAAAATTTCTAATTATGTCGTTTACTGGAAACGTGTTAGTATTTGATTTACACGATCTATTGTCAATTTCTTTTATACCTAAGTGTCTTGCTCTTCCTATCCCATTTTTATATCGATCCAAAAACATGGCGGTAGTGTAAACTTTATTATAACCAAAAGCATAAAAAGTATCTTCACAATTAATCGCCTCTGTAACATTTACATAATCATCCCAATCTGTTGTAAACGCATATGATCTATATAACTGAAATAATGGTTGTGGATACTGCGTAAACGATATGTTTTGAACTTGAGTTGAGTCCACTGGCGTTGCAATAATTTGAAGTGTGTCTCCGACCAATATTGGTATTGAGTTTAAAGTTCCAATATATGGTTGACCATTAATTAAAATTTGATATGATTCTACGTTTATCGTATCTAAAACGGCTAAACCAACACTATTAAAAAATGACACCGTTGTTCCCGATGTTTGCCCAATTGGAATTGTGGGATAGTTGTAAACAGATGATTGATAATTTGTAAATGGATCAACACCTGAAGATGTCCATCCATATTCTTTTACGTTTGGAACCAAAAAGTCTGCCTTTAAAAAACTACTTTGTAGTCCTTGTTCATTTTGCCATCTAAACTTAAACCTATATTTACCTGTTGTTGGGATTCCTTTTTTAGGGTCATTAGATATTATTTGTTGTCCAAATTCGTTTGTAAAAACGTAATCCATATTCATTGGCACATTTAACAAATATGTTCCGTCACCGTCAATTACTTTTCCTCCCTCTTCTATTTCATATTTTTCTAATATCGGTAATCCATTATTATCGGAAAATATGGTTTGTCGTATTGCACTTATTTCGCCAGGACCAGAAACTAACTCACAAAGATTACCCGTATTATTTTTTGGTTTACAACCAACCTTTAACGCATCATCATCTGTTGTAGAAATAATAGACCCCATGAATATTGAGGTAGGTTGTATATTAATATTTGCTTGTTTTGTTAAATCAAAATCCACTCTTGTAATACCAATTTGACAAAGGTCGGCGTCACCCCAAAATGGTCTAACATCAACATCAAATACTAAATTTTTAATTTGTGGTAATTCTCTTAAATTAGTTGAGGATTTAAATCTGGCACCATTTACTTGTGTTTCTGTGGCTAATCCTTGTTGTATTAAGTCTTGTGGTGAAAGAGAAAAACAACCAATATCAGATAAATCAATATCCATTACTATTGTTTGTGTTCCAACTGGAACCCCAAAAATCATAAAATCCCCACTATCATTTGTTGTTACGGTAAATCTATAGTATTTGTTAAAAACTTCAATGTAAGAACCATCCATTAATACATCCCCTTTGTTTGGAAAAGATCCGGTAGATGTGTGTCCGTTATATGATGGCAATTTTGGGAGTAAGTTGTATCTATAACCTTCTTCAGTTGTATCTGAAATGGTTTTAAAAGGATAAAGTTCGTTAATAACAGGATCTAATTCGTCTGTAGGTTCTAAAGGAATAAAAACAGAAACTTTTGCATTTGGTAAACCAAAACCGTTATTTACAAAAACTCTACCCGTAACAATACCGTAATCTGCACAAAATCTTGTATAGATATCATTTGATAAAATTTTTAAAGAAAGTATTTCTAAAGATTCCCAATCTTGTTCTAAGTTTACATTGATATACTTATCAATACCAACTTCGGTTCTTATTCTATATGATTTTGGCATTAAAAAATTGTTTTTTTGATAAATAGTTTATTTCCCATTTTCATAGAAACATACACCTTATTAAAAAAAAATAAATCTCTAGGAGAAATTAACTGACGTAAGATTCAATACTCTAATATTTATATCCTTATTAGGATATCTAATTTGATAAATTTGAGTTGGCGTTGCAAATAGAGTATCTGCGGTTGGTCTTATCTGTCGTGTTACAGGGTCTGAATATGGCATAGATGTTTGACTTGATGAATATTGACCACCGACTTGATTAAAAAATAAAATGTCTGAAATGCTAACAATTCCATTTTCTGTTTGAATTAGTCTTTTTAGTTCTGAAGTATTAACATTTTGACCTAACCCCCTAACTAATGGGTTAAAGAAATTTCCAACAATTTGAATTGTTTTTGCAATTATAGCACCTTGATTTTGACTATTATCTAAAACAACATCAACAGTAACCGCTAAGTCTATTGTTTCTGCCGCCTCTATTGATATATAATCATTTATCATTCTATAATTTGATAAATAGTTAGCCACATTTTGTTTTAAACTGTTTGATATAACATTAGTTAAACTCCCATTTAAATCATAAGACAACATTTTAATTTTTATTTTGTTGTTTTCTTCTGTTATAGCAACTTTTGCCGGAGCCCCAAATTGAGCTGGCATTTTTCTTAAAATTGAATTATAATCATTAACAGTTACAGCTCTGTTTTGTGCCGCAAAATTAAATGAAACCATATTTCTAACATCCTCTATTGTTGGTGGATTAGCTCCTCCAATTGCCGCTGTAACATTATTACACTGTAAACTATTAATAACACTTCTATTAAAAACTTCAGATGGCCCATTAACAGAAAACGAAACTGTTCCAATTTGATTAATAGTATTAATACCAAGATTACTACCTAAACCACCACCTATCCTATATTGAACAAATAGTGTAGTATTAGGTGTTAACGCCGATCCCATAGCATAGTTATTTGTGTATCTACTTAAGTCAAACCCTTTACCGTCACGAGCAAACTCTTTAAGTTGTTCTTCTGCTGAAATATTTCCTCCACCAAATGTTAACTTACAAAAACTTTCTGACGTATATTCAGATATAAATTTATTTGATGTTGTAATATACGTTCCGACTTTAATACCTGGTTGATCAGACACTTTTGTTGGGTCTTCAATAAAAACTCTGTCTTGAACTAAAGCGTCTACCTCATACCACCTTTCAGGTCCTAATGTTAAAAAATCTTGTGGATTTGGTATTGTTGAGAATTGAGTTCCTGACTTTAATAAAACACTTGTTATTCCCAAAATATTTTTTTCAGGTAAGAATAATTCTAAATATGGTTTAACATCATTTGGCGTAATAACTCTTTTAAAAACTTTTGTAATACCATTAACAACAACTTCTCTTTTGACTATCGTATAATTTAATAACTTCCCACTTGAGTCAAAATTTGGTATTTTAACCCTGTTTGGTGATCCTTCTGCATTTATTGGTGATGTAAAATCAATATCATAAACAGTTTCAAATGGTTGTCCACCGCCATTAACTTGGGACCCTCTTCTTAAAACCCCACAATATCTTAAATCTTCTCTATCACCAAAAGCCGGAACTGTAATTGAAAAATCAATTAATGCGACAGATGGTCTTTGACCTGGAATTTTTAAACCATAGGTTCTTGCAATATTATATATTGATGTTTTTTGTTGTGCGAACTGAAGAACCGTTTCTTGGATACTTCTATCTATTTGATAATTTAAATTATCTGTTACCGCAGCGTTCAAATCCAACATCACTGAAAAAATACCAGCGTCGTTAAAGTTTTGAACTAAATCAGGGTAATAAGTTCTTGTGAAATTTATTAATTCTGTTCTTACTCCTTGAAAGTCTCTTACCGTATAGGATATTTTTTTTTCTGCCATATAGTATTAAATATTGATTATAATAAAATCTTGTGATTCAAAAGCAGAATCAAGAACTCTATAATCTATTTTAATTTTTGCGGTGTGTTCTAAAGTTGCAATATTTGTGACTTTAAATTCTCTCTCACCATATTGATTAATTGTGGTTCCTTTATCTTCTAAACCGGCCGATGCGGGCTCTACGCTTATATTTGTTATTTGTAAATTTGGCATATACGTTCTAACACTGTCTTGGATTTCT